GTCTCGAAGGACTCGGTGGCGTAGCCGCCGCCCCAGCCTTGCGAGGGATCGTCATAGCCACCGGGCTTGATGGTCATGCGCACCGGGACGGTAGTGCCCTTGGGGATCAGGTCGAAGCCGGACTGCTGGGGGTCGGCATCTTGGAAATCAAAGTAGTTGGACGACATGGTGATTACTCCTTGGATTCGGTGGTGTTCGGGGTGGCTGCGCTGGCGGGCACGGGCGTGCCCGCGCACTTGGCGATCAGCGCGCCGAGATGCGGCGGCTCCAGCAGGTCGAGGCGACCGCTGCGGTCTTTGGCCGGAAAGCCGTAGGGATTGAGGGTGTGGGTGACGAAGGCGCGGTAGGTGCTACCGTCCTCGGCCTTGATCTCGGCCAGCGTCACGACCTCATCGACGATGCCGGGCAGCTCCAGACTGGTCTTACTGCCCTCGATCTGCGGCACGAACACCTTGCGGTTGTAGTCATCGAGCCGTTCGTCGAGGATCGCCACGAACACCACGTTCTTGCCCCGTGCGTGTTGCAGATGGGTCAGCGCGCCGATCATTTCCTGCCCTAGCAGGCCGTAGGCACCACGCATGTCAGGCTTGCCGGTGCGGTCGCTGACGGCACCCGGCTGCGTCTTGCACCACGCGAAGCACTGGCGCGACAACTGCGTGATCGAGTCGAGGAAGAAGGTCTGGTAGCGGTCGAGCTGCGTCGGCGCGCCAAACTTCTCGATGACGTGGTCGTAGTGCGCCTGCGAGAACGCGGCCTCCGGCGGCAGCGACTTGTCCGGCCCCGCGAGGAACACGAAGAAGTCGCGGCTCTCCGGCCACGAGGCCGGGCGGATGGTGTCGCCCGGCCAGTCGGCCACCGCCAGATCACCGGCCTCGATGTCGAGGAACAGCGTGGTGGTGGGATCGAGGTCTTTGAGCCGGGAGGTCTTGCCGATGCCGGACTTGCCGAGCATCAGCAACTTCACACCCTTGCGCTCGGCCATGCGCTGCTGTGCGGAGATGATGGGCAGGCTCATCACGCGGCCTCCTTCAGTTCGTCAGCAACGGCAGGATTCCAGAGGATCTGGTAGCCGCTGTGGCCGTTGCGCGAGTACGGCATGGCCTCGGCCCACGCTTCTCCGGCTTCGGTCAGTTCCCATTCGTCACGGTCGTTGCGGAATTGGAATCCACCTGCCGACAGCAACTGGTTGGTGGCCTTGGCCGAACGGTTCAGAAGCTTGCCCAACTGCGTGGCGTTCAAGGCGCAGATCGGCTCGTTGGCCGATGGCAGTACACGGCGCAGCACCTCGGTGGTGATCCCGGTGTTCTCCTGAATGCAGGTCAGCGTCGCTGCTGCCGCGATGCCCGGCTTCACGCCCGGCACCTTGGCCACGGCCTCGCCGATCAGCAGGATGGCGGACACGCGGTCGTGGGTCGGCGCGGGCAAGGTCGCCAGCACGCCGGGGACGGAGTACGCACCAGTCTTTCGGATCGCGGGCAGCACTTCCTCGAACACCCAGCGCTCGAACCGCTCGGCAGCGGGGAGCTTGCTGTTCACGACCAGACGGAACAGGTCAGGCTCGGAGATGATCCGGACTTCCTGCTGGCGACCAAGGGTGTCGAGGATGGGGTGGCGTTTCACCACCCCACGGCAATGCTGCTTCAGCGCATTGACCGTATCCGAGTAGCCCAATACGGCGGCCACGTCCTTGCCGACAAACCAGATCTCGCCGTTGTCATCGACCACGGTGCGAACGGCGTGATCATCGAACTGGAAGGGAATGATTGCACTCATGGCCATTACTCCGAATCAAGGGAAAGGGTGAAAGACGGCTTGCCGGAATCCACGGTGCGGGCGGCGGCGAACTGCTGTTGCAGCGCCGGAGGCCAGTTCGTGTAGCGGGACTCGGAGACGGACAACTTGATGTCGAGGTAGCCCTCGACCTTCTCGCCGGAGGTCACGATGCGCTCAGCGATTTCGGCCAGTTGCTGCTGGTTCCAGCTGACCTTCTTGGGCAGATCAAACTTCAGATGCAACGGGCCGTCGCTGATGTGGGCAGTGCCGAAATCGCGGCCGGATTCACGCAGCGCAGTGCGCGCCTGCTCGCCGTAGGCCGCGTCGAGCGCCGCGTCGAACTTGCTGCGTGCCTTCTTCAGCCAGTCGAGGGCTTCGTCGAGGTTCTTGTCGATTTCGATCTTCTGCGCAGGCGGCAGCGCGGCCAGTTGGCTGACGGACATCTCTGCGATGTCGGCGGGTAAGAGAGTGATGTCGTTCATGGCATCGCTCCTCAGACCGCCGCGCGTTCGGACGTCGATTCGTGCAGCGCGTCGCGCTCGAACTCGATCACCGCGTCCACGGGATAGCCGACGCGCTTGGACAGCTTCAGGTAGCGCGGGCCCCGACCTTCGCTGCGCCAGCGTTGCAGGGTCTTGGGGCTGACGCCCCACCGCTGGGCCAGTTCGTTTTCGTTGAGTACCCGGCGGTCGCCGGGTGAAAGGCTGTTGATCGCCTGAGAATTCGCCGTTGAGGGCGACCGGGGGAAACTGCTTGCTGATGTCTGCATGGAACGCTCCTGTTGCGTTGTTGAGGAACAGGTGTCATTCCAAATTTCGGGTGGCGAACCTTGAAGGGACGCAATGGCGAACCACGCGGAAACTCCGGGTTCACCAATCCGCCCGCGCCAACGAAAACGGCGAGCACATGGCTCGCCGTCGTCAGCGGAATTCGGGGACGGGGGTCAGGCGTCGATGAAGCCCAGCAGCCGACGCTGCTCGCCCCAGTCGCGGGGCAGCAGGTCTTGGCGGCCGCGCAGCGTGTGCAGGTTCAGATGCCGAGGTTGGCGGCCCTCGAAGATCGCCTCGACGATGTCCGGGGCCAGCATGGTCATGCGCAGCACCTCGGCCGCCCAGCCTGTCTCCACTTTCAGCGCGCGCGCCAGATCTGCGGTCGTCGGATAGACGCCTTCGTCGATCAGCCGCTTCCAGTAGAAGGCTTTGCCGAGCGTCTTGATCATCGGCGCGTCGAGGCCGCCCGTCGCACCAGTGGCATCAGGCGCGGGCGGGATCAGCAGTTTGCGGTTCTGACGGTGCTTGATCGTCAACGGCACCAGCGTGACCCGCTGACCGCCGCTGATGTAGCTGCGGGCATCGGTGCTGACCTCGATGCGGACAGTGCGCTTGCGCGGGTTCGCCGTGGTGTTCATGCCAGCGCCTCCTCGGTTTGCGCGCGGGCTTCCTCGACCAGTGGGTGCGCGCCGATGTCGGCCCCAAATCCGATCCAGCCGTCCTCGCGCCAGACGATGTCCAGCCCCTGTGCATGCAGTTGCACCCGTTCGATCAGCAGCCGCGTGATGCGTTGCTGCTCGGCGGGGAACAACTGCGCCCACACGTCGCCGATGCGCTGCATGGCCACGACTACCTGCGCTTCGTCGAGCTTGCTACCTGCAGGATGCTGCTGACAGGCCCGCCACACCGCGATCAGGATCTGTGGCGCGGAGAGCGCCGCGTGGATTTGTGCCAGCACAGCATTCTCGATTTCGGCGGCGGGGAGATGACCGACGTCCGGCCGATCCGGAGTATGGGGTGACAGGCTCGCACCCGCGTTGCGGCGCTTGTGCAGGTAGGGAACGTAGTAGCGGTACTGCCGTCCGTTCTTCTTCTTGACGAAGGAGTGCAGCATGCGCTGGCCATCGGGCGCGAACAGCAGGCCCGCCAGAAGCGCCGGATGCTTGGCGGCGTGCTCGCGCGGAGCCTGCTTGCGCCGTTCGATGAAGGCGTGCGCCGCATCCCACAGCGCCGGTGTGGCGATGGCTTCGTGTTGGCCCTCGTACCACTGGCCGTTGTTAGAGATTTCACCGAGGTAGATGCGGTTGCGCAGCATCGTGAACAGGTACTGCTGGTCGATGGTGCGGCCCGGTCGTTGCCGCCCGCTCTTCGTCAACCACGCCTTCGTGGTGTGGCCTTCGATGTCCAGTTCGCGCACCAGCCGCGCCGCCGAGCCATGCTCGCCGTAGCGCCGGAAGATGTCGCGCACCAGCGCCGCCTCGCGTTCGTTGACGATGAGCTTGCGCTCGACCACGTCGTAGCCCAAGGGCGGAACGCCGCCCATCCACATGCCTTTGGCCTTGCTCGCCGCGATCTTGTCGCGGATGCGCTCGCCCGTGACCTCACGCTCGAACTGCGCGAAGGACAGCAGGATGTTGAGCGTCAGCCGCCCCATCGACGTGGTGGTGTTGAACTGCTGCGTGACGGAGACGAAGGACACGCCGTTGCGGTCGAACACCTCGACCAGCTTGGCGAAGTCCGGCAGGCTTCGCGTGAGGCGGTCGATCTTGTAGACGACCACGGTGTCGATCTTCCCGGCCTCGATGTCGACCATCAGGCGGCGCAGCGCCGGGCGCTCCATGTTGCCGCCGGAGTAGCCGCCGTCGTCGTAGCCGTCGCCGACGGCGATCCAGCCCTCGTGCCGCTGGCTGGCGATGAAGGCGAGGCCCGCGTCGCGCTGGGCTTCGAGGCTGTTGTATTCCTGATCCAGCCCTTCGTCGGTGGATTTGCGGGTGTAGACGGCGCAACGCTTCTTCGGCGTGACCGTCGGCAGGGAATGAGCGCGCGGGGAACTCATGCCGTCACCTTCTTGGCGGCGGGCGTCTTCAGGCCGAAGAACACTGGGCCCGACCAGTGGCTGCCGGTGATGTGGCCCGCAATCGCGGACAGGCTCTTGAAGCGTTGCCCCTGATACTCGAAGTCGCCCGTGCCGCGGACCAGCTCGCGATGCTCGACGTCGTCGTAGATGCGCGCGAGGATGGTGCCGGGCAACAGGCGCTGGCTGTCGCCGCGCAACTGCTTCGGCAGGATGCCGGTTTCGCCGACCTCTTCGAGCTTCTTGC